CGTCTTGACTGGGAAGTATCTGCAGAATCACTAGAAGATAATATCGAAGGTGCAGCACTAGAAGATCACATTGTACGCTTGATGACAAACGCTTTCGGTAATGATATCGAAGACCTTGCAATCAACGGCGATGGAGCAACTGGTTCATTCCTTTCAATTATGGACGGATTCGTAAACCGTGTAAAGACAGACGGAGATGCTCATGAGTCAGTTGTAACAGTCGCTAATAACGCCTGGACAACAGATGTAATGCAGAACATCATCCTTGCAATGCCACGTAAGTATCGTGCTATCAAGTCTAACTTGAAGTTCTATGCTGGTACAGACGCATTCCAGGGAATCGTTAAGAATAACGGTACTCTAGCAGACGCAGTCGCAGAAGCATTCGCTTCTCAGGCTGGCGGTACTCCAACAAATCGTCAAGCATATCTTGACGGTGGAGCACAGACATTCGGTGGAGCACGTACAACTCGTGTCCTAGGAATCGACGTACAAGAAGTTCCTTACTACCCTGCAGGATATGTCGACTTGACATTCCCACAGAACCGTGTATGGGGCTTCCAGCGTGATATCACTGTAAACCGTGAATACAAGCCAAAGAAGGATACTGTAGAATACACAGTCTTCGTTCGCTTCGGTATTCAATGGGAAGAGCAAGATGCTATCGCATACGCTGACGCTGCATCAGATGCATAATCTGTAACAGTAAAATTTAGGGGGAGTGGGAGTTAGTTCTCCTACTCCCCTTATAAATTTATAATGATATAATACTAACAAGGAGGAATCATGGAAAATATGAATAATAATCCAATTGAAGAAGAAACAGTATTTGAAGCACCAGTTTACGAGGCACCAGTTGTCGAAGAGCCAGTTGAAGAAACTATTGTAGAAACTCCAGTTGTAGAAGAGCCTGTTCAGGCAGTAGTTGAAGCGCCTGCATACGAGGCACCTGAAGAAGTTCAGGCACTTGGATCAGTAGCAGACGGAGTCATTGGTGCTACTACAGCAGCAAAGGCTTCTCCAAGAAAGAAGAGCGCAAAGCCAGAAGAAAAGAAAGAAACAGTTGCGATTTACTCAACAAAGAATGTTACATGGCCAGAAGTAGGTAAGGTATACCGTGGCTATAACATTGTTGAAAAGGATGCAGCAGAAAAGTGGCTAACTCGTTCGCACATACGCTCAGCAAGCCCAGAAGAAGTTGCCAAGGAATTCGGTAAGTAATTCATGGAGATATTGAGAGTTCCGCCATATGATGACATCATAGTAAATTTTGTTGTTCCTTCAGGATACAGCGATGCAGATATCTATGCAAGAGTAACAGATATGGCGGACCTTTCAGTAGAGGTTTTAGAATTTTTAGAATGGTCTACAGGAGATAATATTAATATTCAACTTCCTGGAAGATACGACAACAACTACAGAGTTGAGATTTTTACAATTAGCGAGGGTGAAGAATTAATTCACGAAGAATACTACGAACTAATTAGACCATATGTAGACCCAAACACATTAGGAACAACAGCATCAGATATTTCAGAGTACACAGTTTTAGAGTTAGTGGCAAGATCAATTATTGATACATTCGTAGCAGAAGGTTTTTACAATAAAAAGATTACAATCGTAGGCACTGGAAATGGTTCAGACTATTTTTCTTTATGGGACAAAGCCTACAGAGTATTTAAGGTATATGAGAATAACGAACTGGTCTATGACAGATCGACTCCAAATACAAACAAATACGAATATGTAATAACAGCAGACAAGACTGCAATTCAAAAAGTTTATCCTGGACAACTAAATAGATATGAGTCAACAGGTCCAAACCTCATTGCTGGAAGAGGAGATCTTGGATACTACGGATACGAAGGAACAGGGTTTCCATCAAACTATGATTATACAATTGTAGTAGATCAAGGATACTTAACAGTTCCTGCAGACATTGAGTATGCATCAAAACTTTTAATTGAAGATCTTAAGTGCGGTAAGTTAGACTACTACAAGAGATATGTAACTGCATATAATACAGATCAATTTAGAATTCAGTTTGATAAGACAATGTTCAACGGTACTGGTAACTTCTTGGTAGATAAGATACTGGAGAAGTATGTTAAGACTATTACCAAGCCAGGGATAATTTAATGATATGCGAAGAGCCAGACTTCATCTTCCCAATGCAAGCAGATGTATATTACCCAGTCGTTGATCAGGGTGTTTACGGTAATGTCAAAAAGACTTGGATATTAGATAAAACTATTGCTGGTAACTTTAACTCAGTAGGTGGCGCTGGTAAAGAAGAAGTAACACCAAATGTTAACATAACCCAGAAGACATCTCTTATCGGAAGAGTAAAGACAGACATAAGAATTTCAAGTTTAGACGCACAGAACTCCGTAACAAATATTCTTATAACTAATATTCGTGACAAGAACTGCAATCATATTTATACAGAAACAGCAGGACCAAGAGCAGGCAAGTCCACTATATTCGAAATTGCTACACAGGAGCCATTCGTAGGACCATTCGGCGGTATCGAATATTACAATCTTGTAATCCGTAGATCTGAGAATCAGGCGGTAGATGTATGATTAAAGTAAGAATGGATAGTGTAAAGTTTCGTAAAGACATGGAAAACATTATGGAATATTCTTTTGGCTTTGTAGATGGAGTGCAGGCTGGTAAGACTGCTTTCTTTAAGAATGTTGGTCCAACAGTAGCAGAGCAAGCGTCACAGTTTATTGATGCAAACGCAAGAGTAGGTTACGATACACTTCATCATGTTTATGAATGGGGTCAATCAGGAAGTTCCTCAGCAAGACTGTTTGATATTAAATTTACTATAAGTAATCTTGGTCTATCGTTTATGTCAGACTTTAAGCAGTCAAGAACTATTCAGGATGGTTCTAGAGTTCCTTTTGAAAACAAAGCAAAAGTTATGGAACTAGGGCAGCCAGTTGTTATTAAGCCAATTAATGGAGAGACTTTAAGGTTTGAGGTTGGCGGACAAGTTGTGTATACAAAGAGACCAGTATTAGTTGAAAACCCTGGAGGAAATACACAGGGACAGTTTGAGAATGTATGGGATATGTTCTTTGGAAGATATTTTACTCAAGCATTTTTAAGATCAAGTGGTATTGACAAACATTTTGCTAATCCAACAGTATATAAGAGAAACTTGGCTGCTGGCAAAAAGGCTGGTAGATCAAAGGGAATGTCTGTTGGATCTCGCTGGGTAGCAAGTGCGGGGATGATATCATAATGTCAACATCAACATTGAACACTCCAGGTCTATGGATAAATAAGTATTTGCAGGAAAAAATTTATGCAGGTGCAGAGATTGCTATACCATTTTTCCCTACGCTCCCAAACACATTAGATGATTTAACAGATCAGTGGGTTACTATCAATGATGAAAGAGCCTCATATCAAGGAGTCGTTGCAGTGTATGATAGATTAATTAGAATGAGAAGATCTCCCTTCCCACACATCAAGTGTGAACAACTTTTATATTATTTCTATGCTACTCAAAACAATGTAACAGAAAGCATGATAGAGGTTCAAGAAGCAGTTCTAAGGCTCATGGATCGTGGAGACGAGACTGCTGAAGACATAAACATATGGGCTAGAAACCACGAACCAATTGGTGGCATGACCTGTAAGTTCTACTTCCATAACTTTAAGATATATCAACTAGAAGAAGTTAGAGATATTGTCGATTTTGGAACAGCACGAACTTACGGCGGTAACAAGATAATCATAGACTACGACTACCACCAGATGCAAGACATTATTGAGTCAATAGCCCCCTAAAAAGGGATGATATAATTATCATGAGGAAACAAGCCCTTTAATCTACATAAAGAAAAAAGAGGTGAAATACATGGCATATACACGTGGTAGTTCTAACGATATTATCGTTGGAGCAGCAGCACTCTTCACATACGAAGATGGCGCACTAACAGATGCAGCACTACCAGCATACGTATCAGGAACATCATACAAGGAAACCCTTGCAGGTGAAACTCCAGAATTTCGTAATGTTGGATACACAATGAATGGTTTGGAAATTCAATTCCAGCCAGATTTCGGTGAAGTTGCAGTAGATCAGGTTCTTGACGTTGCTAAGTTGTTTAAGCAAGGCATGCAGGTAAACCTAAATACTACATTCGCAGAATCAACACTAGAGAATCTCCTATTTGCATTAGCA